AATGGTGATATGCAAGTTGCTCAAAGGGCTACAAGTGTTACAGGTAGTACTACTGGTGGCTACACTACAGTTGATAGAATGTCACTTAGTATAGGTACATTAGGTACATGGACAATAGCTCAAACTGCTTCTGCACCTGACAATACTGGTTTAACAAATTCGTACAGATTAGATTGTACTACCGCAGATGCAAGTCCAGCAGCAGGTGATTATGCTATTTTTAATACAAGATTAGAAGGACAAGATGTGCAACTATTTAAAAAAGGTACAAGTTATGCAGAAAAAATGACTGTATCTTTTTGGGTTAAGTCTAACAAGACTGGAACATACATTATGGAACTAGATGATAATGATAATACCAGAAATATAAATCAAGCGTATACAATCTCAAGTGCAAACACATGGGAAAAGAAAGTATTATCATTTGCTGGAGATACCACAGGTGCTTTTGACAATGACAATGGTGATTCGTTAAGATTATTGTGGTGGCTAGGTAGTGGTAGTGATTTTTCATCAGGCAGTTTACAAACTGCATGGGCATCAACAACTAATGCAAACAGAGCAGTAGGCAATGTAAACCTAGCCGACAGTACAGATAATGACTGGTCTATTACAGGCATACAGTTAGAAGTAGGCGAGTTTGATGCTAACAGCATAGCTCCCTTCCAACATGAATCGTTTGGTGATAACTTGGCAAGATGTCAGAGGTATTATTTTATGTTAGTCAATGAGAACAGTAAAAACTTTGCAGCAGGTGGATATTACAATGCTAATTTATTTGCTACGAATATACCTTTCCCTGTAACCATGAGGTCAGCACCATCAGTAGATAAAGAAGTAGGAAGTAATTTTTATAATATACTTGCAAACAATACTGCTGATGCTTGTGATGACTTTGCATTAGTAAGAGCAAGTACAACTTGTGCAGGATTAGACTTTACAACAAATGTGTCAGGCACACAAGGTCATGGTGGAGTTATAGCAACAGGAAGTGCATCGGCTCAAATAGCATTTGAATCGGAGTTATAATGGAAATTACATCAGCAAAATATTATAAAGATATAGCAACAGACACTAACATATCTATTGAAGTTGTTATTGATGGAAAAACTTGGTCAGTTCCAATAGATACAGCGAACAGACACTACCAAGCAATTCAAGATTGGGTAGCAGAAGGTAACACCATAGCGGAGGCAGACTAATGAGTAGCATTAAATTAAAAGGTAGCACTTCAGGTGATGTAACGATTACCGTACCAGCAGTTGCTGGAACTAATACAGTAACCATACCAGCAGCATCAGGTAACTTACCGCTATCTAATCTAGACCATGTAACTAATAGACCAAATGTAAAACCAATTATTTATAATGGTGATATGGCAGTAGCTCAAAGAGGAACTTCAAGTTCAGGACATAGTTCAGGTGGTGGGTATTTAACTGTGGACAGAATGAGTCATTCATTTGGTATAGGAACTTGGACTGTATCACAAGAAACAGACGCACCAACTGGAAGTGGTTTTGCAAATTCTTTAAAAATGGATTGTACAACAGCAGGAGCAAGTCCATCAGCAGGTGCTGTTTTAATTGTAGTCCAAAAATTAGAGGGACAAGACTTACAGCTATTTAAAAAAGGTACAGCTAATGCAGAAAAAATGACTATATCTTTTTGGGTAAAGTCAGCTAAAACTGGAACATACATTATGGAATTAGATGATAATGATAATAACAGAACTATAAGTCAAGCATATACTATCTCAAGTGCCAACACGTGGGAGAAAAAAGTATTAACTTTTGATGGTGATACTACAGGAGCATTTGGCAATGATAATGGTGAGTCATTAAGAATAAATTGGTGGTTAGCTGCTGGAAGTAATTTTACAAGTGGTACTTTAGCAACATCTTGGGTAACAACAGTTAATGCGAATAGAGTAGTTGGTAATGTAAACTTAGCAGACAGTACAAGTAATGACTGGTATTTAACAGGAGTTCAACTAGAAGTAGGCGAGTATGATTCAACAACCATACCACCATTTCAAAACGAATCTTATGGTGATAACTTAGCAAGATGCCAAAGGTATCATTTTACAACAGGAGATAGGTCAGGATATATGTTTGGCAGAGGTTGGAATAATAGTACAACAGAAGTATTTAGATGGGGATTTATGTTGCCTGTAGAAATGAGAGCAGCACCAACAAATGCTATATCTGGAACAGTTGGTTTATGGAATGGAGCTGTTGCTGGAAGTGCTAGTTTAGGCACATCATATAATACACCTCACGCAGTACAAATAGACTTAGGGTCAGGTGGTACTTTAAATAATATACCTGGTGGTATAGGTATGATGTATTTAAACACAGGTAGATTTTCTGCAACAGCAGAATTATAGGAGTTATAAATGATAGATTTCAGTTATATTCAAAATGTACAGAAAATGAAATGTAGTATTACAGACGAAGTTGTAAGTTATAATATAACTACGCAAGATAATACTATTTTATCTGTACCCAAAGACACAGCAAATACAGACTATCAAGCAATACAAGAATGGGTGGCAGCAGGTAACACCATAGCGGAAGCGGATTAGGAGATAATATATGTATTTTGGTGCAACCACATTTGCTGAAGATTGTTTTGGAGCACAAGGTGTACCTAATACTATAGTAGAAGTTTCTGGTATTGCTTTAGCCTTAAATCAAACCGATGTAGTTACTGTAGCAGACGCAAACGTTAGTCTTACTGGATCTGCGATGGCTTTTTCTATCAACAGCGTTGTTACTGTTGCTGATGCTAATGTAGCTACAACCGCAGCTGGATTGACCAGTAGTATTGGTTTAGCCAACGGTATTGGTTGGGCAACTGTCAGCACAGGCACAGGACAAAGTTATTCTGCGGTGAGCACAGGATCTAGTCAAACATGGACTTCTGTAAGTAAAGGCACAGGTCAAACATGGGTTGTTGTGGATGAGGTTGAAAAGGTTGCATAACGACCTTATAATGAATATAAACATACAAAGTAGGTAATTATGGCATCATCGTACTCAAGTGATTTAAAATTCGAGCTACAAGTAACTGGAGAAAACCCTGGAACATGGGGTGATAAAACCAATAATAATTTTAACGTTGTTCAACAAGCGATAGCTGGATACGAAGAAGTTAACGTTGCCTCTGGCGATGTTACTTTAGTAATGTCTAATGCAGCAGTATCTAATGCAAGAAACATGAGTATTAAATTTACAGGCACTTTAGCAGCCAATCGAACTGTTAATATGCCCGCAAGTATTGAAAAGTTTTTTAATATTATTGATGGTACTGATCATGCAGGTTACACCCTTACTTTTAAAGTAACCAGTCAAACAGGTTTTTTATTATGTGAAGGTAACCATTATGTTTGTCACTCTAATGGCACTGACATTATAAAAGATCAAGAAACTAGATATTGGCGTGTTGTCAATGCAGCCGAAACAGTACAAGCGGGAGCACAACTATTAGTTGATACTTCTGGTGGAGCTAGAACAATCACCTTACCTGCCTCACCTGCCGCAGGTGATGAAGTAACTTTTTTAGATTCAGAAAATACTTTTGATACTAATAATTTAACTGTAGGTCGTAACAGTTCTAATATAAATGGTGCCGCTTCTGACCTTGTAGTAGCAAATGAAAGAGCAGCATTTACTTTAGTTTATTCTGGAGATGCTACCGTAGGATGGCAATTTAAAAATAGAGATCAATCGTTACATAGTGGTTCTGATATGCTTTTAGATTCTGCTGGCGATATTATTTTAGATGCAGATGGTGCAGATATTATTTTTAAAGATGCTGGCACAGAAATAGGTCGATTTACTAATAGCTCAACTGATTTTATAATGCAGTCAGCTACCAGTGACAAAGACATTATTTTTAAAGGTAATGACGGTGGTTCTACTATTACAGCATTAACCCTTGATATGTCAGCAGCAGGTGCTGCAACCTTTAACAATGATGTAACAGCTTTTTCTGATGAAAGACTAAAAGACAATATAGAAACTATTGATAATGCTTTAGATAAAGTTACTGATATGCGTGGCGTTACCTTTGATAGAGATGGTAGAAGAGGAACTGGTGTAATTGCTCAAGAAATGCAAAAAGTAATGCCAGAAGTAGTACATGATGAAGGCGAGTATATGTCAGTTGCTTACGGCAACCTTGTTGGTGTTCTTATTGAAGCAATAAAAGAATTAAAAGCTGAAATAGAGGAACTCAAACATGACCATAAAGAGTAGCGGTTCTAGTTTAGCAATATCCGAAATAGCGGCAGAATTTGGTGGTAGCACCCCACATTCTTTATCTGAATATTATCGTGGTGGTAGTTTAGTGCCGACAGCTTCAAGCACTTCTGGCATTGCCTCATCAGGTGCAATTACCATGTCAAGTTTTTACGGCACTTCTAATCGTGTTGCAATTACTTTAACCATTTCAGGTGATACTTCTAATTACAATATTTACAATAACAGAGGCGGCACCTATGTTGCAGGCCTAAGTGATGTAACCTTAGTCAATAATGCAACTATTTCTTCAACCTCAACTGGCACAGCAGCCCTAGATACAGGCACAGGATGGACTAGTGGTGATGTGATTACAATTGATAATAATTCAACCATTATCGGTGATGGTGGCGACGGTGGTGCTGGTGGTGCTTCAAACAATGGTGCAGGAGTCGCAGGTGGTGCAGCAGGACACGCTATTAATATGCAATTTGACACTACTATTGATAATACTGGCGGAACTATTTCTGGCGGTGGCGGCGGTGGCGGCGGTGGTAAAGGTGTTATAACAGCCGTAGCAGTTAAAGGTGGCACAAGAAATGATACAGCTTCTGGAAGTGGTGGCGGAGGTGGCTTTGGTGGAGGTGCTGGTGGAGCAGCTGGAAGTATTGTGAGTCAA